CCTTTTTTTTTTTTAGTCTTCAGTACTTTCTTCTGGCTCAAGAGTTTTTCCAAGCAATTCTATAAAACCTTCTTTGGCAATTCTTGCCTGATGTTCTTTAGCATTTAATTGCTTCAATTGAGCTTCAATATCCTGTATTTGAGCTATTAAATAACGCTGATCTTCAGTTAGCTCGTCTAATGGGTACTCAGTACCATTGAAGTTTAACGTTGGTTTCGTTTCTTCTTGCACTTCTTCCGTGGTCATAGTAAGGTTCCTTATTTAAAAATGTCTTGCCAATTACCTGTAGTACTAGCGCGCGAGTACTCAGTGGCACGGTTCTCGAAAAAATTAGCGTGTTCTACGCCATTCAACATATAATCTAGCCAAGGAAGAGGGTTGTCTTCACTTGAAAAGATTTTTTTCATTCCTAGCCCTAAAAGTCTTCGATCTGCAATATACCGAATGTATGCCTTTACTTCGTCTGCCGTTAGTTCCGGTACGTCCGCACCTTCGAAACATAGATCAATAAACGCATCTTCTAACTCTACTGTGCGCTCTGCAGCGCAGTAAATCTCATATTTTAGATCATCATTCCATAGATCTGGGTTTTCTTTAATAAAAGTTCTAAACAATTGTGACATTCCTTCAACATGAAGAGTCTCGTCGCGAATTGACCATGTAACAATTTGTCCCATACCTTTCATCAAGTTATGACGAGGAAAGTTAAGTAGAATAGCAAAGCTACTAAACAACTGCACTCCCTCTGTAAATCCAGAATAGATAGCCATGGTTTTTGCAATATCCATAGGAGTATCCATTCCAAAATTACTTAAATGCTCGTGCTTGTCGAGCATTGCCTTGTGTTCAAAAAACTTTTGATATTCATCATCCCCGAACCCAAGTGTTTCCAAAAGCAACGAATATGCTTCCTGGTGCACTGCTTCCATAGCAGCAAACGCGGATAGCATCATTCGTACTTCGGGCTGCTTAAACGTAGGTAGGTAATGCTTTGCATACCCACAACATACATCTACATCAGCTTGAGTGAAGAAACGAAAGATGCTTGAAAGCAGCCTTCTATTTCCTTCACTCATTTTCTCCCTATAGTCCTTTAGGTCATCCGCTAGATTGACTTCATCAGGAAGCCAATGCATGTGCTGTTGAGCCTTGTAATGCTCAAAAGCCCATGGATAGTTAAAAGGCTTGTAGTATTCTCTTTCTGTTAATAAGTCCATTTTATCCCTCACACGCCAGACAACCATCGTCGTCGATACTTTCAAAGATTTGTCTTCGCAGAGCTTCATCCGAAACGGTTTCTGCTCTCTTATACGCTTCGCTGCGTAGATAATAGAGAGTTTTCACCCCCCTTTTCCAAGCCATCATATGAGTGGCGTGAAGTTCCTGTTTAGATACATTTGCAGGAAAGAACACATTTAGCGATTGACTCTGGCAAATATACTCTTGCCTGTCTGCTGCCATTTCGATTATCCATCGCTGGTCTAGCTCGACAGCCGTTTTAAATACATCTTTATTCCAATCATCCAAAAAGTCTAGATGCTGTACTGAACCGCCATTGGTTACAATACTCTTCCACACTTCGTCTGTATCTTGGTCTAAGTCTTGTAAAACATTTTCAAGATACTCGTTTTTAAGCAGACTAGAGCCGCTCTTAGTTTTTTGAGTAAAAGCGTTAGCCCTATAAGGCTCAATTGAAGGAGAAGTATTCCCGCAGATAATACTGCTACTGGCATTAGGAGCAATAGCCAAAAGATGAGCGTTGCGCACACCATAGCCTTCTCCATCAGGGCATTCGCCTCTTTCTTCTGCCAATTGTTGTGTTGCACGTACCGCCTCCGATTTAATATGCTGAAACATCTGTAAGTTTTTACCCTTTGCCATAGCACTCTCGAAGGGAATACTATGACGTTGAAGGTGTGCATGAAACCCCATCGCACCCAATCCCAGGCTTCGCTCTCTCATCGCACTAAACTTAGCGCGAGATAGTTGGTCTGGAGCATGTTGCACGAAATATTCGATAACATTATCCAACATACGAATTAGATCAGGAATAAAATTAGGCTCATTTTTCCACTCATCGTACTCTTCCAAATTTACACTAGATAGACAGCATACCGCTGTGCGGTCCTTATCTGTAGGAAGTGTAATCTCTGAACATAGGTTTGAATGATGAACACGTAGCCCTAAATTTTGCTGAAAATCAGGCAAGCCTTCTTCAACAGTATCACTAAACATAATATACGGCTCACCCGTTTCTACTCGATTTTGAATAAGTTTTACCCAAAGCGTTTTAGCAGATACAGTTTTTGTAACCTTGCCAGAATGTGGGTCTACTAGATCCCAAGAATCGTCAAAACCTTCATAGCGTGTGGCATTCTCAATCAATTCCATAAATTTGTCAGATATAAGGACGCCATGATGAAGATTAACAGACTTTCTGTTAATATCACCGCCTGTAGGTTTACGAATATCCAGAAATTCTTCAATTTCTGGGTGAGAGATGTCAAGATATGCTGCATAGCTTCCTCTTCGTGTTACACCCTGTGAGAATGCCAGCATTTCAGCATCCACCACTTTTAGAAACGGAATTACTCCCGTACTTTCGGAGCCATTGCTCGTTTTCGAGCCCACACTCCGAACCCCGTTCCAACACCCTCCAACCCCGCCACCTACCGAAGATAGGTAGGCATTTTCGGTATAATGATTAGTAATACCTTCTCTACTATCATCAACATAGTTAAGAAAGCAACTAATAGGCATACCTCTTTTTGTGCCCCCATTAGATAGGATAGGCGTAGAAAACATAAACCACAGCTTACTGGCGTAGTCATACAATCTCTGCGCATGCGCATCATTGTCTGCGAAGGCTTTAGCAGCGCGAGCAAATGCATCTTGAGGAGAGGATTCTCCATCTACTAAGTATCTATCTTCTAATGTTTTTATACTAAACTCAGAAAGATACTTATCTCTATTATAGCTAATCTGCATCGAGCAAACTCCTTATTTCTGATATATTATCAGCCCCAATTGCATCATCGCAATATGTAATTAAATCCATTAATTCGTAGTTCTGGGCTATCTGCTCGTAGTTTTCATTCAATGACTCAATATATTTATACCGCCCTGGTATAGGGCAAGCATCATAAATATTTAAGGCATCTCCATACTCCTTAATTAACCCCAACGCTCTTTTTGGTCCAATGCCTGGAATGCCAGGAACATTGTCCCCTTTATCTCCAGTAAGACACTTGAGTGAAATATACTCTTCTGGACTAACATCGTAGTGTGTACTCCAGTTTTCTAATGTCACTTCTTTTCGAGTCACATAGGAAAATCTCCCTACATTCTCTTGTATTAGTAAATCCCAGTCTCGGTCACTCGAAATTAACCAAATATACTCTAAACCATATCGCTCTCTTTCTTTAACTAGATGTGCTGCTATATCATCGGCCTCTACTCCCTTGAATCTTAGCAGGGGGTAGTCTTCTTTTAATAGAGCCAAGGCTTCTTCATACTCCTCAAAAAACTCCTCGAATGCGATTCTTTCCTCCTCGGATTGATCCGCTAATTTATCCTTTCTATTTTGTTTATAGTCAGGACTAATTTGTTTCCTATAAGTTGAAGAGCCCCAATCTGCCGTTACTATAATTTTTTCACAATCATAAGAACGAGCTAGAGACTCTACAGTTCTTTGATACTCATATCTAAAATCTGTTCGTCCCTGGTGCTTCCATCTAAAAGCTAAATTAAGTGCATCTATTATTAGTGCACAGTTTGGATTTTTATCATTTATTTTTTCTGAAAAGTTAAACGCCATATAAAAAATCCGTATTCTCTATTTCTAACCACTCTTCGGCTAGTAGCACGTAGCAAGGTAGAAACTTAATTTGCATATATTGTATCGTATTCATAGGTTCTCCTTCTGTAACTACAAATACAGGAGATCTATTATATTTAAAAAATAACAAAGGCTCTTGGTTGCCGCCTATTGCTTGCTCTTTTAGTTTCTTCCACCATTTAATTAGGTTATTAGTCTTTGGTGCTGTAAATATTTTATCTGTTAAAGGAGATTCTGCATAGTTTTTTACTTCTATACAAAATCTGTTTTTTTCATGAGGAACATAAAGGTCCCCTTTTAAGTATTCAAGGGCACCCGAGTTGGGTACCCTTTCAAACTGAAGATTAGTATATTCTCTGAGCATATCTCTTACAATATACTCACCCCTTGCTCCTTTTGCTCTTGAATCAACCATTCTACTTATCTAATGCACTTACATTGCCTTGTTTTACTACTTCAATTTTTTCAAGCAACGGATGTGTCCAGCCATGAGAAACTACATAAGTATTTAACTCTTCTGTTAGTAAAACTTCTACTAGCTTCTCTCTTCCTGTATCATCCAGTACATTAATAACTTCATCTAAGAACAATATATTGATTCTAGACTTGGATATGCTGCTCATCAGTTTCCTGATAGCTATTAGAGTAGCGGTATTTACTCTAGCTAACTCTCCCGAAGAAAGTGCTAGAATATCTACTACATTTTCATTATCTGTTATCTGTACATTTAGTTTATCATTTGAAACAATAAACTGTAGCGTAAAACGTCCGTCTGATAGCTCTGCTAGGTACGTATTGGCTAGCTCTTCTAACTCTTTTACAAGATTTTCTATTTTGTATGCTAGTAATCCGTTCGTACTAAATGCTTTTTTAAGTACATCTAAATTAGAGTCTAACTCTTTTTGTTGCTCTAATATCTGCTGAGCCTGTTTTAAATTGTTTAGAAAGCCATCTGTCTGGGCTTGAATAATCTCTATTCGAGTATTTGCTCTTGTTCTGGCTTCGTTTTCCCTAGAGATTCTATCAATCTCTAGTTTGGCTTCTTTTAGCTTTGAAGTCACTTCTTTTAGTCTATCTTCTAGCTCATTTTTGTCCAAAGTATTAGCAGGTAAAGTATTATCTATACTTCTATAAAGATCTTCCCACTCTTTCTGTGCTTTGGATAAGTTAATTCTAGAATTATTGTTTCTTTTTATCTGGCGTATCATGTCTTCGTTAAAGTCTTTATCACTATCTAACTTAGCTAGCTTGGTCTTTTCCGACTGCAATAACTCATTCTTAAACTCTGCATCAATATCTTGTTCACATGTAGGACACTTATCCCCTAGTCTTAATAGCTTATCTAACATGCTGTTAGCGGCCTTTATTCCTGCGCTTAGCTGGCCTAAGTCGCTCTGATACTTATCATAAGACTCAGCAGGGGGCAGCTGCTGTAAAGCAGTCTGCACCTGGTTAATATCTATGCTGGACAGCATATCTTTGTATTGATTGTTTTGTAAGATTTTTTTATTTTTTTCAGAGATATTTTCAAGTTCTACTGATAAAGAACGGAAAGTCTTCTCATTCTCTTCCGTATCAATTTCAAAATCTAACAGGGGTAGTACTATCGTACTATCTAATTTATTATTTTGTAACCATTTTTCAATTGTTGCAATTTCTGAGTTTACCTCGACAATCTTAGAGTTAGACTCCTTTGCCGCCTCTTTAAATACCTCAAATAAATTGACGTAGTTATCAAGGTGTAGTAAATCAATTAAAAACTTTTTCCTATTAGTATCGGTGGCTGTAAGAAACTGCAAGCTCGCATTGGTATTTTGATATACAAGCTGCGAGAAAGTTTTAAAGTCAATACCAATAACTTCTTGAATACTTTTATATGTATTTGTAGCTGTATGACTAGAAATATCCTCTCCGTCTTTTTCCAGCTTTACTTTGATATTGCTTTTTCTGTCTACGCCAATACGATAGTTGCTCCCGTCCTTCTCAAAGCTAAGTTCTATACTATATCCATTATTGATATAGCGATTTGGAATATCTGCTTTCTTGATTCCTTTAGAATTCTTATTATACAAAACTTCCTCAATGATTAACGGTATGGAGGATTTCCCCATACCGTTTGTACCAATGATTTGCGTTACTGTATTATCTTCCAGATCTAGTTCATTGTCTGGTCCATAGCTGAAGCAGTTACTCCATTTCAGTTTTTTGAGCGTAATCATTATAAGTTCCTACTATGTCAGCTACTTTGTTATCCGGTATTTCTAGAATATAGGTTAGATACTCTACTAGTTCTTCCTCTATGGTCATATCTTTATCAATAACCAAAGATGCTTCTGAGTTACGCTTTATTACCTTTTTATCAAGTAATTCTGAGTTTTCTACAGAGGCTAATTCTTGTATATCACCTTCTATTTCATAAATAGTATGATGATAGTCAGTAGGTATCATATCTTCTGGATTTGTGACTGTTTTACGAATAAGCTGAGGAAGATCAAAAGGCTCCCATATCCAGCTCCAATCTTTTTCATTAATAAACAGACACCCCGTTGAGACCTCTTTTCTATGAAAGGAAGTGGTCATCGGACTACCAGGATATACTATGTTTCTTTGAGTATTGCTATGAGCATGAAGATCCCCTGCAAATACTACTGGAAACTCTGAAAACCTATCTAGATCTACCTCCGGCCTTACATGCGGAGGAATCTCACCTCGCACATGAGTAAACAAAGGCTGAGAAGTGTTGAAATGCTCAATACTCTCTTTTCTGTGCAAATCTGCATAAGGAAGTACACCAAAACCTACGTCTTCATCAATATAAGAAACATCAACTATATGAATCAGAGGGTTAATATCCCTACTGACTTGCTTTAGTTGAGTAAAAAATGTTTTATTCTTTTTTGTTGCTTCATGATTTCCGTCGTAGATTATGGTGGGAACTTTAACATTCCGAATAAACGAAAAGTAAAGTTCCAGCTCTTCCATACTAGGCAGACGGTCAAACAAGTCTCCCCCAATAATATGGGAGTCACACTGCTTGCAATAGCTATGCACTTGGTCAAAGAACATATTATAGCGATTTAATGCCCACTCTCGTGGCACATTCTTTTGTCCTAGCTTAATATGCCAGTCTGCCGTAAATAAAATCATCCGATTTTGAACTCTTCTTCAATGCTTTCATCAATCTCGTTAGCTGCGCCTGCATTATCACGGACGCGATCCAGCAACTCTTTCTGAGCATCTGGAGTTGGGCGAGGCATAACTTCGTCCATAGACTTGAGATCAGCAATCAAAGAAAGTTCATCATCTTCCAAAGCACGAGGCTTGCACTTCAATGCCTGTAGCTGATACTCTACATTGTAAGGCAGAGGTCCAGTCTTTACTCGCTTGAAGCAAACATCCCAACCAGTTTCAGGATCAGTAGGATCACCTAAGTCTTCTGCAGCAGTAATAATTTGCTCCCACAGCTTTTTCTTTAGGTTTACAACTTTTACCTGTCCATTGTCGATGCACTGAGTAGCATAGCTCCAGCCACACTTGAGGTCGGGATAGTACTCACGAACCCAGTCTTTCTCCAGGTTATTAAACGTTTCTTTGTTTCGGTCGAAAGACAGACATTCGAGAGGAATATTCTTATCATTCTCACCTTTTACCCAGTACACATATCGTGCAAGGATATCCCCCACTAGGCGGAATTTGTTATCTCCATCAGTATACTGAAAGCTGCTGATAGAACTCTTTTGGGCAGAACCCTTTTGCTGGTTAAATGAAATAGCCATTTAATGTATCTCCATATTGTTGACTTCTTCGTAAAGAAAGTGAACTTGGTCATCTTCTAAATAAAGTAGCCTATTGTTTTCTATAATTGATAGTCCTCGATCCCCGGGCATAAACACGAAGTCAAGGGTTATTTTTTGGTTGCTAATATAATCAGCATACGAACGCAAGGCAGCCAACGCAATGTACTGGGCTACTTCACGGTACGTGTACTTATAAGAATGGTATAGAAGGACGTCAGGATGCAGCAGGAAGCTGCGCCCAGAGAAGTTTTTCTGCGAATATCCATAGATAGGATCCTTGCGGTTCTTGGGTATTTGTCTTTCGACAAGCATACGCAAAATACGCACAGTCTCCACGACGTTGCCGCCGCTCTCTATGTAGATTTTCGTCCAGTCAAATAAGAACATATATTATACTAAAATGTGAGGTTGAAGTCAAGAACTATTTTTTTATAGTTGCTTTATTGAATAACCCTGTTTCATGTAATGTCCCATCCTATTAGAAGCCTGCTTTTTAGCAGTATTCCCTTTCAAATGTATGTCTATCACTACAGGATCTCTCTTACCCTCTTCTTTTCGTATTACTCTGCCAATAAGCTGAGTAAGAAGAGGCTCATTGTTAATCGGAGTGCCTAGTATTAGACAGCTCAGATTGTTTACCGAAATACCTTCCGAAAATATTGCTTGAGTACCAAAAAGAATATCTTTATTACCGCTTCTAATTTCAGACAAGTACGTTTCTCTATCCTCGTGCGAAACCTCGCCCGTAACACAAATAGCGCGTTCACCTGCCAGTTCGGCGCAAGCTTTCAAGAAGTGAACTCGATCGCTTACGACCAATACTTTGTGCCCTTTTGCGGCGTAGGCCGCAGCAGTCATAGCAATAGTATGTCGATATTCGTCGTTGTTTGCTAATTGTGTTACTCGGTTTGCCCAGGGTGTTCTATTCCCATCCATAAATCTTACTTCAGATCTTAAAATGTGAATAGTAGGCGGCATGAAATTTTCCTTGGGTGGCTTAAAGAGAGTATTACCAAAGTAATCTCTAAACACTACATGCTTACCATCTTTTCGTTCAATAGTACCTGACAAGCCTATCTTGTATCTAGCATAATTCGTGTCTATGATCTTCGAGAACGTCGGAGACGAGACATGATGCATTTCATCCAAGATAATTGTGCCAAATACTTTACGTATAGCGGGAAGATTGCGGTAAAGAGTTTGAGTGTTGCCAATAACCACAGGACCAGAAAGATCAAAGCTACCGCTTCCAATAATACTGGGGGTGATTCCATATACCTTCTCTACTTCCTTTGCCCACTGATTTCTCAGAGGAACAGTGTGGGTGACAACTAGGGTTTTCTGTCCCAGCTTTCCAGCTATAGCTAGGCCTGTAAACGTTTTACCCCAGCTGACCCACGCATTAATTATAGCGTTGTCTTCAATTTCATCAAAGACTGCTTGTTGACTCTCTCGTAAAGGAAACTTAAATTCCGGAAAGTCTTCAGGTACTTCTACTCGCTTATCAACAACTTCATAGTCTTTAGGTATTAAATCTGTACGACCCACAGGAATAGTAACTAGATTAGTCTTAACGCGAGACATATTCTTAATTACCATAGGAGGATCATTTGGATTATAGCTAGGAATTGTATAAGTTAACTCTTTATTCAAAAAGTCTTTATACTCTTCCGTAACTTCTAAATATATTCTGTTGCTGATTACTGCTTTCATAGCCCTAAGTCGGTTTTTGCGGTTATATAACTTTTAACAAAGTCACTTCTTACAATATCTTTTATCTCGAAATCAATCAAGTCAAAAGATTCCATAGCTTTCAAAATTCTTACAAAATCTTTCAAGCCATTCTTATTTAGATCAGACTGTCTAAAGTCACCACAAAAGATAACCCTACAGTTTTGTCCTACTCGAGTAATTATAGAATCAAGCTCATGAAATGTCATGTTCTGACATTCATCTACGATGATTACTGCGTCTCTGAGAGTAACTCCTCGGATAAAGGAAGTCGTCATAAAATGAACTATTCCTTTTGTCTTTAGAATCTCATAGGCATCTCCTCGTTGAAATAGCTCTACAGCTATATCTTTATAAGGAGCTTCATAGATTGCGCTTTTTTCCTTTTCATTGCCGGGCAAGAAACCAATATCTCTGGTAGGAACAGCACTTCTAATTAAGATTAATTTTTCATACTGACCCTTTACCATATCGTCAAAAGCTAGATAGCAGGAAATAAAAGTTTTTCCAGTTCCTGCGACCCCGTGGAGCATCATATGCTTATCACTGTCAAATGCTATTAACTGGTTCTGAGTTAGTGGCTCAATTTCTTGCAATACAAGACTTGCACCTGCAAGAGTTCTGTTTCGTTTTGCCATAGTTTATACTTTTCTTCGAGTGTCGGGCTTTTTAGTTTCCGAAAACTCATATATCATCCAAGGTGCATCATTTAAGTAAAGAACTCCTGCCCATGCCATCTCTGGAGCCGGAGGCCTGGGAACCCGCATAGGATGCCCTATTCCTTCTAGCCAAAGCACGGCGGCAGTATCTTTTCTTTCAATCTTTCTAATTTTTCTATAAATAAGTCTACAGTTTCTGGTCTTTTCATAAAGAAAAGGATTTCCTGCATTATCTATAAAAGTATTATTAGATTGTTTAAGTATTCCTACTAAACTATCCAAAGATTTGTTCAGTCTATACAAATTATTGAGAGGAGTCTGAAGCCTTCTCAGGCCTAGCGTATCTCCTTTCATGTTTTTATCATCTAACAACATCCCGTCAAGATATAGCAACCCATCTTGAGTATGCCAGTTGGAAGAACCCAGCCTAAAGACTGGGAACGTTACCTTAGCCAAGCGACTGTAAGTAATCACCATATTGTTTCTCGAACTTACCTAGGGAATAATCCTCATGCACATCGAAATCACAGCCAACGGGAGCACCTGGAATAGAAACTCCACGATCTAGCTGAATGTAATGTCTTAACGCATCTGAGTACGCGTCTACTTCATCTTCTGGCACTTCTGCAAGGATTGAGTCATGTACAAGAGCAAAGATACGAGCTTTCATTTTGTTAGCTCGTATATGCTCGTGCATATCTATCGCACCTAGTAGATTAATGTCAGAAGCAGTTGACTGTACCAAGAAATTAAGACCAGAACGAACACTATGACTCCGAATACCAGCATCTTCAGACGCGACATTTGGTAGTCGTCGCTTTCGTCCAAAATACGAATATACGAACCCATTTTGTTCAATAAATTTTTGATTGTCTTCAATCCACTTTTTAAGTTTGTGGAATTCTTTAAAATAGTCGTCAATAACTTCTTTAGCTTCTGATACACTGAAATAGGTTCCTGAGTCCTTAGTGACTTGTTCACTAATTTTCTTGGGGCCAGCACCATACATAATACCAAAAGTAACTGCTTTTGCCGCTTGTCTTTGAGTTGAATATAATTCTGCTACTTGATCTACTTCGCAAGGTAGTCTAAATACTTTATGAGCAATGCTACTATGAAAGTTACCGCCACTACGGAATACATCCATCAATGCTTTATCGTCCGCCAACTTGGCAGCAACGTATACCTCTGCTGTAGTTAAGTCCATTGCAACAATCTTGTTGCCTGGTGCAGCTTTAATACACCCCTTGACAATAGGATTATCACGAGGAAGCTGTTGCATGTTTAGCTTACCTGATGAAGAAAGACGTCCAGAAGTAGTACCATGTAGATTAAAATTAGTACGAAGTCGAGAGTCCCTGTCGAGTTGTGGGATAATCTTGTCGAGGTATGTGTTTTTGATCTTAGACTTCTGGCGTATATTAAGAATGTGTTTAGGTACTTCATGTGTCTCACTTAGCTCCTGTAGCACTTCTGCATCTGTACTGTGTGCTCCCGTGCCTGTCTTTTTGCCTGTGGGCTGTAGGCCGATATAATCGAACAACAAGGATCGCAATTGTACTGTACTGTTTGGGTTGAAATCTTTGCCCTGAGCTTTCTCAAACTCACGAATGGCATCCACCTTATACAGCTCTTGTATAGCTTCATCAATATCATTGAGCATTAGCTCTTGGGCTACCAAAAGACGCTCACGGTCAAAAGGCACGCCATTATCTTGTGTATTGAGTAGGAAGCGCACTCCAGGTATCAAAATATTATCGTATACCCACTTGAGTTTTGGATTTTGCTTAATCTTCACAAATTTTTCGTAAAGAAGAAAAGTACACACAGCATCCATAGCTGCATATGTTTTCATTACGTCAAAAGGAATCATATCCCAAGAGAAACTTTCCTGATTATATCCATTCGCACGCTTGTACTGGTCAATCCAATCATACATAGGCTTTTCATAGTCACCATATGGAGTAAACTTGATTGACAACTGCTTTAGGCCATGCCCTCCGGGATTCTCGTCTATGAGGTAGTGGAGCAACATGGTGTCCTCGAAGTCTGGAAACTCGAAACCAAAGTGATATTGAAAGAAAGCTATGTCAAACTTAGCATTATGAAAGATTACTTTGCGAGTCTTGAAAAGCTCATGCAACATTGACTCTATCTCTTCGTCAAAGCAGTCAGTATCAATATAGATACCATCCTTGCCGGTGTAAGACATAGAAATACCAATCATGTGACCATTTCGAGGGTATAGGCCATTTGTCTCTGAGTCAAGAGCAATATATTCTGGGTTAGCGTCAAGGGCAGCTTGAATCCAAGCCTTGGCTACTGCTGTATCTTGAGTACCCATTGCAATACTTTCATCAATGATTACATCTTCAATCTCACCATTAATGTGGGCTACAATACTTTCTTTGGAAGACTCCCACGTCTTACGAGCCTCCGGCTTAAAAGCAAGCATAGCAGGATTGATTACAGGCAAGAACTTACCTTCTACTTTCTTTCCAGAATATTCGGTAACTGAATTAATTTTAGTAAAGTACTTCAAAGCATCACTGCCAACTAAAACAATCCACTCATAGGCGTCTGTATCAATGTTGATATCACAGTCTTTTTTCAGTACTTTTTTAATACTTGCATCAGAACATAGCTGATACTGGTCAAATTCAAATGCGCCGTCAAACTCTCTTGCAAAGTTTGTACGGCTGGGTTTAGTTTCTACTAATGCAACTTTAGGCATATAATTTTCTCTCTAATTTATTTACTTGAGATTCAGTAAGTGCACCAGGATCAGTCTCTGCGAGATTGATATTCCTAGTTACGAGACCAACTTTCTCGCACATTACTTTTACATTGTTTGCAGCTTTCTGCCCAGCGTCATCCCCATCAAAAAAGATTGCCAGCTTAGATACTCCCTGCATCTGCAGCATACCAAGCTTATCTTCGTTAATATTATTTGTGCCAAAACAACACACTGCATTGGTTAGTCCTTTATCATGTAAGTTAATTACATCATAGATACCCTCTACTAGAATTATTTCTCCTAGCTTGGGTTCTGTGTTTGCAGGAAATAAAGGAAGTTTAGCTCCTGGAGGACTGAACTTGTATTTAGGAACCCCTCCCGAAGTATGTCTGCCCTGAAAGGCAACAATCTTTCCAGATATGTCTCGTATTGGAAAGTTAATTCTACTAATATAGTCTGAACCACTGTGTTCAAATGCTTCAAACTTTCTGTAAGTTTTGGGAGAGATATTTCTCCAGTTGCCCACATATGGCATATAATCTTTTGGAAAAGCAAGACCAACATTCTCTGCCCGCTTCTCTTGAATCTTTTTCTTAATCAATTCTTTTCGTAGTTGTAACCCCGTTGCAGCCTCTCCAAAGTAAGTAAAAATATTACCTTTGAACTCACAAGCAAAACAATTGAATCGACCATCTATCTGATCAATTCTCATGCTAGGGTTGGAATCATCGTGTTCAGGATTTAGACAGCGAACCACATAATCTTTTCCTTTCGGAATAAAAGCAACCTGTTTCTGGATCAATAATTCTTCTACATTCATCTGTAGTCTTTCTGCGCCATCTTAACTGTTCGTTTAATTACTAGAGCTTCTATCTCTTGCTCATCTATAGCATACTCATACGCTATAACGCGTAGCATTGTTTGTACATCCGCTAGTTCTTCTTTTAAATTGTCGGCGTACTTTTTATCTTTTGTGATCCCATGTCTTAGTATCTTAGAACAAGCGCGGGTAAGCTCGCCACATTCTTCCATAGTGATTACAAGCATTTTCTCTTTGAAGTTCATACTACTTCCCAATTTGATCTACAGAGTCGGAGGGAATAACCTGATAAGCACCTTTGTTGTATGCAGGAGCTACCGTATATTGTTGACTAATTTTTATTTTTTCTGCCTGCCACACAGGGTCAATACCCTGGCTGTTAATATGCCCGCGCACAAAAGGTCTTGCTTGGTAGTCTTTCTGCCACTGTGACTGCTTGAACTCGGACAGTTGATGGGGCTTTGGACGAAGTGGAACAAACTCTGGATTCTTTTTCTTAGTCACAATTCTTTTCTTACGACGGCCTGAAGGGGTATGGTTCATACTGCCTACAACAATCATAGCTTCTCCTATTTCAAGTGAACACATATTATACTAGATTCAGTTGAAAAAGTCAAGAACTATTTTAGATAACGTCGTCTATCTCTTCGCCTGTCTTGTGTGTAGACCCCTCTTTCTCTTGTGGCGTCATTGCACTGTCTGGGCCTATCTTCATAGTCTCCCAGTTCATTTGAGATGTGAAGGAGCGCATAGCGGCTGATCGCATCTTTACACAATTAAAGGTCATACAAGCATCCTCTTGGTCATAAGTCTCAAGAGCATAAGCTGCATCAGCAGCATCAAGTATACCTTTGGCAAAGCGCGCTTCGCCGCTCGCGTCCGTTTGATATGGCGAAACAACAGTACATTCGTACTCTTGTGCCATAGATTTGAGAGCTTTACTCACCTCTATCTGTTCTGTCCAATCATATTGTCCTGAGCGAGAAGGAATAGCCGAACGTTTTACTTGGTTAATATAGTCTACTAGAATCACGCCAACGTTGAGAGCTTTCACTTTTTTGTCCAATTCGGCCTTAATTTTTGCCAGAGTAAGGCCTGGATCATAGATAACATCAAGCTGCCGATCTGGGAGAAGTTCGGTAGTTGTTGATAAGCTATGATGAAATTTCTCGAAGTCACGATGTTCTTTGTATTCTACAAACCTTTCTTGTCCAGCCTTATAGCGGTTGGCCCACCATCCGGCTACTGCTTCCCATTCAAGCACACTAAGATTTTTTGTTCGCAAACGAGAAAAAGGTATCCCCGTAGCAATAGAACATACTCTTTGAAGAATCGAACGACTATCCATCTCAATAGTGAAATACATAGCCGAACGACCACTCTCAAAGACATTGTGAGCAATGTTTGCACACGTTAAAGATTTACCTGCCCCGCGACGACCCCCTAGAAGAACCAAGTCTCTGGGAGAGAACTGGATCTCGTGGTCGTACTCGGTGTTTAGACCGAGGGGCAGATATTTGCCTATCTCTTCATCATTTTCAAACAAGGAAATACGTTGCATACTTTCTTGCGGCATTTCGAGGTCTACTTTCTTTTCGACATCTAATACAATTTGATGTAGGTGTGATACTGACTCCTCTGCATCCTCAAAGGCTACTGAATTGTCAATATAATCCTCCAGGGAATCTAAGATTTCCTTTTGGGTATACTCGTTTTTGAGATACTGTAGAAGCATAAAAGCATCCACATCTACGTCCACACTTTGAATAGCATATAGCTTTTCTATAGTTGCGGTGTCTCTTACCTCAAACTGCAAGTCTTCAAATGTTGGAAGAGAGTGATACTTGTCATAATGCTTATCAATTGTACTAAATACTGTATGGTACTCAGCAGGCAGATAATCTTTGCGCAGAGAACTCCAGGTGTCAAAATCCTGTAGAACGAGCACTTGCTTTATAAGCGCACTAGCAATATTCACTCTTTCTCCCAACGAGCCATGAACTTCTGGCAAAAGTTCACAGCTCTTTCCTTCTTATTTAGGTAGGTTACTGTGCAGCTTTAGCAGCTTTAGCAGCACCATCATAGTCGGCAGCAGACAATCCGCGACGCGTCAACATAGTCTTGACACCGCGAGCAGTCTTACCGATAGCCTCTGCAATAGCCTCGACCGTCATACCTGAGATATCTCCCAGATCTGCCAGTGGATCTTCTTTTGCAGAACCTTTAGTATGCTCTTGACGAGGAATAGCATCAATATCACCAGAACGTAGCAGGCTCAAAGCCTTGCCTCGAACTGAGTTTACGCTGCGATCAAGAGCATCAGCGATAGCCTCTACATAGGCCCCCTCGTTTACCATCTGAACAAAAGTTTCTTCTTCTGACTCAGAATAGGTACGAACGGTTTCTACCTTAGGAGCAGGCTTAACGTGATCTGTCAGTTCCATAGACAAAATTTTGCCTTGAATTGACTTAGCGGTAAAAGCACCGCCTTCAAAGTTTTCAGCGATTTGAGAGTAAGTATACTCACCACTGTTATCTTGCACAAAAGTTGAAAGAGTACTTTCCTGTGCTTCGGTAAAAGCACGAGAAGTTGAAGCAGATGCAAGCTCTACTTCATGACCCATCTTACGCAGTTTGCTAGAAACTGAGCGGGTTGAGGTTTCAAGCTGGTCTGCTGCTTCTGCAACAGTTGCTTGAGAAACTGGTGATTCATCACCGATGAAGCTAACAAGCTGGTCGGTACGTTCGTCGGTCCACTTAGGCAATGCCATGTTTTTCTCCAATAAAATCTAAAAGATTTTCAATAATAGTTACGCCAGATTCTCTGGCCTGTTTTGTTTTAGCTGACTCAATACCACTTTCATTAACCAGAAGGGTTACGTCTTTAGTCAAAGACCCTTTTACTAAGTATCCTAGCTCAGAAAGTGCCTTTGTAGCATCAGCTTTAGTTTTGAAACTCTTAAGCCTACCACTAATACAAACTGTACCTAAACATTCTGTGCTTTCTAAGTTTGTTTTTTCAAACATCAAAGAGTGAGGCAACAGATATAGGTCGTTATTTAGCTCTAACCATCCTAGCAAAGAGTCGGTCTGCTTAGGGCCAAGACCAGCACTTTTACAAACTTCCTTATCGACTTCATAGAGTCCGTTTGAACATTTTGAAAGTTTATCGGTAGCTGTCTTGCCTATCAGCGGAATGCTCATTGCAGGTAATAAAAGATTTAGAGGAGCTTTTCTAGAGTTTTGTATTTCTTCCAACAATTTCTTTGCGAGCTTTTCAGACTTCAACTTCTCAGTTAGAAACTCAATATCAGCCGCGTAAATATCGTACACACTCTCAAAACCCAGCTTCTCTACAGAAGCTGGACCAAGACCTTTGATCTTAAGAGTTTTTGCGAAGTGTACAATTTTTTTCTGAGACTGGCTATCGCAATGGGAATTACGACAGAATAACTGATCGTTAGACCATTCAAGAACATAATTGCAGCTGGGGCAATTTGTTGGAACTTGAATCGTTGTCACTAAAAGACTCCTGTGAAATTGAACGTATATTATACGAAAAAATAAGATTCTTGTCAAGAATTATTTTTTCTGACCTGTACCTAAACTTATACACGTCGAACGATGCGAGGTATAATTTCTCCGCTGCGAATGACTTCTACATTGCAGCCCAGCTCAAGGTCTAATGAGCGAATATACTCAATATTATGTAAGGTTGCTCTAGATACTGTTGCATCTCCAACTTGCACAGGTTCTAGAATAGCTACAGGACTTACAACCCCGCTCTTACCTACTTGCCAATCCACATCAAGTAATTTTGTTACTACCCCACTTTTTACTTCTTTTAAAGCAAAAGCACCGCGAGGGTGGTGAGCTGTATATCCTAAGTCTGCAAACTTTGCATTATCATTGATACGATACACAATGCCGTCCGTGGGATAGAGGCCTTCAGGAACATCGAGTACTGTAGTAAATCCCAAGCCAGTAAGAGCTACAAGAGAATTAGTCCAGTAGTCAAAAGGAGTTGGAACGATATCATAAGCAATAAAGCGAATATCTCGCTCTATAAACTCGCTCATGTCTTTTAGGTTAAGAGCACCTGAAGCATAGTTTCTAGCGTTAGGAATATGTGCAGGGGCAACAACTTCTCCAGTAATCTGTACGATTCCATCTAAGCCGATAGCGTCTGGGACAAGATGAGCCAACTTATCTGTAATGTCTCTACCCATCTTGCCATCCCCGCGGGTTAGACCCATAGCATATTGACCAGATACATATAGAATAGATACTGCGGCACCGTCCAGTTTTGGAGAGCTGATATACTCCGGCACCAAAGCGCCAGCATCTTCCAGAGAGAAATACTTCTGCAAAGAGTACATACGAAAACGATGGGAAACCCCGTCAGTAATCTTATGTCCTACAGAGTCATAGCCATACTCGCTTGACAACGCATCAAACTCCTCATCAGAAATGATAGGGGTTCCTGCATAGTAAGCGGATGCGGCTTTCTCCAAAAATTGCATGTATTTCTCCACTGAATGAATATATATTATACTGGATTCAGAAGAAAAAGTAAAGAATTATTTATAGATTTCGTCTAAATAATCTTTGAAATATTCCTCTAAAATAGACTTTGATTCTGCGAGAGAGAGGATTTCGATAAGTCCAGAAAATAGTTCTCGGGAATTATTGAAGTCGAGTTGCATAGCTACACCCTCAGGTGTTGGCTTCCATTCTTCGGTAAAATCTAAGTAGTACTTTCTAAGGTGTAGATATTCTATGCCCCGAAAAGTACTGACAACAAGACGTACTTGTATCTCTTTCGCTTCATCATAGTGTATGATTTTTTCATATACCGCAGGGGCTTCGTGTAGTTCCATAACTACTTCCCATTGCGTAGAATTGACGAAAGAGGCACAACGCTTGTTACATTTTCTGGTTTAAGCAGTCTATACGAGTCAGTGTCCCAACAAAAAAGCAAAAGAGTCCTGTCAGACCCCTTTGCCCTGTTTGTTTTTGTCTGAATGTATGGAGTGCTAAAATCTAAAGTACATACGTTGTATTTTAGTTTTTTAGAGTTTTCACTTCGATATGTGATGATTGCATCACCGTACTCAGTTACTAGCTTTGCTAAGTCCTCTTTTTTCACAAAATCTCCTTAAATAGTAGGTTAGCAAAAAGTATTTTACTGTGCCACTAGAAGGAGGGAGGAGGGGCCGAAGCCCCTGGGATTAGTTAGCTACTGAGGTGAGTACGGTAGTGAAGTATTGAGCAGCCTTACCAGTCAACTTAGATACTACATCTTCGTCGACTTCCTGACCTGCATCAGTGATTGCTGCGATAAGAGCTTCTTGAGCAGCAGCTTTTGATACGCGAGTACCGCCACCACCACCTGAGGAAGAACCACTGCCGGAAGGGGCAGGAGTTTTCTTTACATATACCCCCGCTTTGCTGAGTACCATACGAACGCCGTTAGGGGATTCGCCATACTCATCTGCGAGGTCTTTAACAATTTCCATCGAAGTTTCGGGGGTAGGCTCAGCAGCTTCGTAATCTTTGATGACTGCTGCTTTCTTGTCGTCGTCCCAAGCCATTTTTCTTTTCCTTTTCGGGTTACGGGGGGAGCCGGGGCAAGTGCCCAGACTATCTATTTGCTGTTGATAAAATCGGTCGCCCATTGGTTTCCTTAACTTTATTGACAACTATTATAATTGATATTGACATTTCTGTCAAGAAATATTTTTGTCAAGTCGTCTATAAAACTCGATATATTCGTACCATCTAAAGTATTCTCTTCTGAGGTAACAATAAAACCAACCGCTATAGTAAACGTCATTTTCTTTATTGTCCTGCACTAAGCTCTCCATTATTATCTCCAATCTATTACTCTTACCCAAGTAGTTATTGTATCTTTGCGAATGTCGTGCCATACATTATTCTTTACGTCCCAACACACTAAGGTGTCTGACGTATCTTGTTGTTGTATTCTTTTATCCCCCTGTAGTGTATACACTCCATCTAGGGTCCTACCGCTGTTAAGGCTGGTATATGTAATGTGTATATTATCTTCATAAAGAGCAGCTAATACATTGTCTACAAAGCTCATATTAATCACCAATTATGCACTACATTTGCCATGATAAAGAAACAGGTGAGAAAGTTTACAACCACCACGACTGTTCTTATGATAGCTACATGATTATCATACTCTCGGGTTGTTTCATCATTGAAAGACCCAATTGCATATTTCCAAATCTTCCAAATCATATCCGTTCTAAATTTACTCCGTGCTCCTGCAGATGTGCTAACTTTCCTAAGTCATATGCAGGAGAATACGCATAAAAGCCCCCTAGCTCTGTGTTTGAGTAGAAACTTTCGGAAGAGTCTACTTTCTCAAAAATATAAATAGAGTAACACGGACATCCATACAATTCTATGTATTTTTTATCGTCTAATCGTTTCTCTATAACTGCGGGAGCATGATATCCTGCTGACCATACCTTCTCTCCTACCTCAAAGTCATCAGAGATACACTCCTCTGGTAGATAGGCATTCTGTACTCTCTCCTCAAGAGATGCAGGTCTTTGGGGTACTCCTATACGCTCTAACAAATTTTTTACAAATAGCGCAGAACGATACATGGACTTAGAAATATCACTAATGTTATCGCCCTGCAAATAAGAAAGCACTGCATCCTGAATCTCTGCTTTGGAAGCAGGACGTCCTCTATTCTGCTGCTTTCGCTTTTTTACATACGCCTGTTGTTCCTCAAAGTCCTCCAGAATTCGGGTCAGACGTGTCGTATTGTATGCTATATTCAGCATTTCGCAGGCTTCTTTCTTGGTTATAGGTGATTCCTGGCGGAGGGCTTCTATAACTCTCTGAATGTTTCCAGATGTAAGGTTCTCGTAGCTCTTCTTTTTTACTCTTGCCATTCTCTAACTCTATCTCCAATTTGAATAATAAACAACAAATAGCGTGGGCTAAATGAGATAAATCACTTTCTTCGTCTAGTACACTGCCGTCGATGTGAGCAAAAATATGCCGCATAGCAGCACTGCTGTACCTATTTTGTAGATCATCTAACTTTCTCCAGTTCTCTGGCCCGTACTTAGAAGCACCAAACGTTAATACTTTGGCTACCTCTGTGATTGCTTTTGGAGGAAGCAAGTACATCTGTGGCTTCTCTCCATCATATTTCTTTCCTGTCATACGTTCTCTATATACTTATAAAGTTTGTCGTATCCACCGATATGGTAGTCGTCCATAAAAATTTGTGGGTAGGTAGTAAACTTTACTTTTGCCCACAAATCATCCATCGTATAGTCGCGGTCAAGCTGCATATAGTCAAAGCTAAGATTCTTACTCTTCAGCAATCGTCTTGCTTTATCGCAGAATACACAGTCTTGCTTTCCATAGATTGTAAACTTCATGGATTATATGCTCCATCTACAAACTCAGTAATCATGGGAAAAATTTCTGATAATGCTTCCGCACACTCTACTGCAATTCGTGCATGTTCTAGCTGTGTGCCGTTTCCGCTTCGTAACTGAATAAAATGTACCCAACTACGAATAGTACCTGCCATATATAGACGTGAAGGAGTTATTCCTTCGGGCAGGACAGCACGAGCTTGCTCTTTAGCAATACCCTGCTTGATTGCCCAATCGTAGGCAGTACGAGCAGCTTGCCAAGCATTTTGTTGCTTTACTAGCCACTCGGCATGGATTGGTCCGTCCTCAAGTCGTACAGAATTCTGTCGATTCTTAGGATCTTGACCCCGTGCCTCACGAAAGGTAGGGCTGCCCAATGCTTCGGGCATGGCATATCGCTGACTAAACTCTTGAAAAGAAAAAGAGCGATGACGCAGCATTTGTCGTGCAATGTCTCGCGTTGTTTCAATCTCAATCGTAGCAGATACCATCTCTAGAGGAGACCAGTGGCCTTCTCGAATTAAGTATCGTATTAATTTTTCTGCGGTATCACTATTATTCTGGTTAGAAGGATTTGATACTCGGGCTGCAAAGGCAATGTCTTCTACAACGCATTGACTTGATGAGCTAATAAGTTTTGC